TGCCTTGCAGGCTCAAAAAACATTTCCTTTGCTAATTTTAAACTATTAAAATTTGAATATTTCCTTCTATCAAATACGTCCCCTAAATGGATAATTGTTGTAACTCCTTCCCTTTCAAGTATTGGAAAAAAGCAGCCTTTGTAGAATTCTCGTTGGAAGGTCGCAAAGGAAATATTATCATTGCGGCCGCCGAAGTGCGTATCAGTTATTATGGCACAACGCAATTATTTATACTCTTTACATTTATCAAAGTGAAATCTTAACATAGCCGGTTTTCCTCCAATCTTATGACAATGAGGACATTGAATCTTATCTTTTGGATCTTTATTGGCCGATAAAGATATTTTGCGCCGACGGTCATCTGTATGTGGTCCAACTTTCTTTCCCTTATTCCAAGGTCCTTGATAATTAGTAGATGTGTAATAACTCATCAAGCCCATTTTCAATTTAGCCTTTGTTTCGTCGGACATTTTATGACCATAACTTGGATGATCTTTACCAAACTTACCTTTGTTTCCACGGCCATTATTTTGTGATATCTTTTTTCGGGTCTCTTCTGTTTGTGGATGACCTTTAAAGTTTATATTAGCGTTACCATAACCTTTATTTCCATCTTCAAAACAATGATTAGCAAACTCTTGGGACTCAGCAATATTCCACTCAACAGAATATTCTAAACCCTTCGCACTAATTTCATCTATTTTATCCGATTGAAATAATATCTCCGTCAAGACATCATTACCATGTTTTTTGATATGATCTTTCCAATATTTTCCAGAGCCTCTATATTTAAAGGGATCATTTTTTGTATAACCAAGATATTTCAGACCAGTTTTGCGGTGTGTTTTTAGATATAATGTAAACATAATTTCTCCTGTATAACTCAATACTATTTATACAAGAATGTTTTTTTGTCGGTCAAAATTGCTACTTTCATATTTAATCAGTTATCATCTTGGTGAAAAGTATACTTGTCTAGCATTTCCACAAATTGTTGTTGATATTCCCTTTCATCATCGTGTGCTTGTAAAGCTATACGAGATTCTATGTTAGATTCTTTCAATAATTTCTCCTTAATCTTCTGCTGTTTCTTTTCTTTTAAAATTCTACGAACAAAAGCATAATAAATTATTTGGGTAAAATATGCAAACGGATTAGAAGATTTTTCTGGATCAAATCTATCTATATATTGTAAGCAATTTTCTATACCATCAGAAATCATTTCTTCACGATAGGTATAATTGATAAAATTCGGCCGAAAAGATAAATGATTAGCAATCTTCAGGATACATTCTCCCAAATAATTACTAATCTGTGGTGGAGGATCTCCAACAGATTCAGCCTCTTTAATTAACTCTTTTCTCTCTATTACTGCTGCTAAGAACTCACGGTTATTGACGTAATGTATTGATTTTTTCTTTGTTTTTTTAGCCATTAGGGTCTCCAATTAACCCCGCAGCATACCCTCTTGTTGTGGGTTTACATAATCATTAAACAAACCGATAATTACTTCTACAGCATCATCTAAATTATCTAATCTCCACGATGCATTGCGTTGGATAAGAGGATGTTCCATCATATATTCATCATCAGATACTACAATTAATGGTTTTCTCAAACCAATAGCCCATCCGATTTCAATAATAGTACCAATAGATGGTCGTCTATCATTCATATACTTTGGTAGGTAAGCTAGTACCAAATCAGAAGATTCAGTATCTAACCAATTCTTTGCATTAATGGCACGGGCATCTGACCACATAGGATCAGTAGCACCATCGTCTGTATAAACCATACCTTTTTTCAAAGGTTCACACCTTAGTGGAGATATACCAATTATATTGTGTGGTAAACGATCTTGCACCAAATATCTCCAACTATTTCCCTCATCCGCTGTACACCCTGCAATTGGGCCTGCGAGATAAACATACTTCTTCATATTTAAAAATGTCCTTTTTTTGTTTAGACTGTTCCAGCCTAACACATTTAAAGTACATTGTCAAGTTTTTCTGTTATTAAATAAATTTAATTGTTTATTGCTTTCATCACTCCAAGAACCAACATCCAATGTTTTTAGGTCAAACTCCCTATCAATATATTTCCATTCCACACTAACTGGACTAAAGGCCTTTAAGAAGTTAAATACTATCTGTGGATCAAATGGCCCACAAGTATACACGTCCATCTGCATCAATGCGGGGAAGGCTTCTTCCCATACATGGACAGCAATGTGACTGGTTTCTATAATAGCAACCGCAGTTAGTCCTTTATTACCTTCAACATCAACATAGGCAAGGCGGATCATTCACCTCTGCCCTGATAATAATATGTTTGTGTTTTGGTTTTTCCATATTTTTACCTTGACATTTCCTGGTTTATATGATACCCTAAGCTTAGCGACCCAGGAAGAAAAGAGACCCTATGGTTAATGAAGTATCTTTGGAACATTATTTGGTGGTCCAAAATCAATATCCTCTTCACTATCTTCCAAATTAGCAGCTTCTTGTAATACTTCAGCTATTTTCTCCATTCGAGTATTAAGTTCAGCTTCATTAGTATTTTCTGCTAAAGATTCAGTCATGGTCATCTCCTCCCTTATTCTAGAAGATATCATTTTATAATAAACAACTACTTCAGTAGCTAGGTCTCCAAATGAAAGTATCTTATCCTTATAAATTACAGATTCCATATCCTTACTATATTTCATCCAACGGTCTAAACCAACATGCTCAACAGTCCGAGTTTCACCCCCTCCTCTTTTTCCAGAAGGAAGTATTATATCTTGCTTACGAATTATTAAAGGGAGGTCCACAATTAAGGCATCAGAATATTCTTCTAATATTTTACAAAGTATATCATCCCCATTAACTAATTTAATAAGTTTAAATTCAGAAAGATGTGGCTTAGATGTTACATCTGAATAGCGTTCCATAGAATTATTTATATCTTTCAATGTCTTCCTCACTACATTCACTACCATATTGTATTTCTAATATCTTACAGACCTTATCTGTATGATTCTTTATACTGTGCCACATTTCAACAGGAATATATTGATGCTCATGGTATTTCAATATCTTTGTTGACCTATGGTTATTTACAGTACACTCACCTTCAGTTACTAACCAAAGTTCATTACGTTTGAAATGTCTTTGATGACTCATTTCCTTACCAGGCAGTATCACTAGTTCTTTTACCTTAGTTCTATCACCTTCTTTTAGGACTTGCCACCAACCCCATTCTCTTTTAGTCTTTACTAACTCACTGGATGAGTTCCTTTTATCTGTACCACCTACACCAAATGCAAACTCTAGTTTAACATCACCAACGGTGGTGCCTATCTCAGGAATATTATCTTCTGTTCTGTCTCCACCATTACAGAAAACAATCTTATGTACATCATACTCTCCAACACATCTTCGTATAGCATCACAGGAACTATCATCAGTATCATCAAAACCAAATACCTTATGTATTCCAGAAATACTCTCTAATATTTCTTTACGTTCTGCAAATGGCATACTAACATATCCTTTCTTACGATACAACCACGAATCACTGTTGAGCCCTACAGCCACTAAAAAACTTATCTCTGATGCACTCTTTATTAGTGCCAGATGTCCTGAATGTAATGTATCAAATCCACCTGTTATTAATGCGACTTTCATTTTAATTTCACCGGTATTATATCGTAATCAAAATCTTCTGTAGCATATATTTTAATCCTTTCAGATAAATGATTTAGTGTATAATTGTTCTTTCCATTATAACATAAGTCGTCGGCAATGTCAAATAGTTCCAGTTCCTCTTTGTCATCTGCTATTCTCAACCCCCTTCCCAACGACTGGAGTATTTTCACCTGTGATTTGTAAGGAGAAGCAAATATTATATTATGTATTCGTTTGATATTTACACCTAAAGAGAATGTTCCATATGAAGCTACTATAATACAGTTATCATTTTTTTCTACTAACCCTCTGATATCCTCTCGGTCTGCTGTCGGAGTAGCTCCATAGACTAGATACACTGGCCTATCATCATCACACCTATTAACAATATTCTCATGCAATGGTAACAATTGCTTTTCTACATATTGAGCTAACAATAAAGTATTAGAATCTAATGATGATGCTAAATTAGCAATAAAATTATTTCTTGCTTCATGTGTAGATAGATATTCCATTTCTTGCTGATAAGTTTTACTTTTCATCAGCATTTTATTTCTCTTTGTGTGCTCTAATACTAACACATGGATGTGGAGATTAGAAAGCTCTTTTCTTTCTATTAATTTAGATGTTGTTGTAACTTGCTCATGTACATTAAATAAGCCTTCTAACACAAGACGGTGTATCTCTGTGCCATCTAATGTGCCTGTAAGACCTACACGATATCTACAATCATGTAACTTGGTCATAATACCAGTTAAAGATTTGGCCTTCGCAAGATGAGCTTCATCAACAAAAACTGCACCAAATTGATTGAAATATCCTTTGGGTAATTTATAAATGGATTGCCATGTGGAAATGACAACCTCCTTATCTGTATTCTTATTAGATCCAGCATATAATCTGTGACAATATGTATCCGGAAACCAACCATAATCAGCAAAATCAGAATACATCTGTTCTACTAAACTTGTCGTTGGTACAACTATAAGTATTTTCTTTTCTTCAAACTTCTGTACATAATATCTAACTAGAGCATAGACAATGAAAGATTTGCCTGATCCGGTAGGAGAAAGAATAAGCCCACGGTCGTGTTCTAGAATATTATGTATAGCTTCTATTTGATAATCTCTTGCTCTGAATTTTCCCTTCTCAATAGACCTAATAAATTTTTTGGTGAGATTTTTATCCACCTTCTTCGGCACAAAATCTTCTGAGAGTTGGACTTTATGGCCCTGTTCCTTGAGAAACTTGCATACATACGGTAATAATCCAAAATAGATTTTGCCAGTACCAGGCGTGAATAATCTGATTTTGCCGTCCCATATTCCTCGTCTGACGGACGGCATGAACTTTGCTCCTGGAACGTCAAATTGAAAAAATTGACCGAGTTCTTGAGCAATACTTGGCTCACATCTAATTCTGATATATACTTCATTAAATTTTTCAATAATAACAGACACAACTATTCACCATGTAAGAATTTCTTCCATTCTATAGTATTACGAATGTTCCAATTTCTGTTATTAATCTCCCTTAATATTCTTTCCAGATAGTCTACTATCTGTTTAGTATAAGCCATTCTCTGGCTTAATTGTTGCAACTCACCATCAGCTTCTAAATAAATGCCAATGTCAGCTTTGAGTATTTTTAAATCAAATGGTTTTTCAGCATAAACTTCTGCTGGAGCCTTACCAGTATAATACTCCCATTTCACACGATACAATATTTTATAATCATCTTTCAGTTTTTTATACTGTAATGACTGTTGTGTATAATATTTCAAATACTTGTTATGTAGTTGTGGAGTCCGAATTGACTCCAAATCTAATTCAGTATCATCAATTTTCAAATCACGTTCTACTTCATTATATAAATCATCTATCTTCATCATCTTCACCTAAAAAAAAGGGAATCAGCTCGCCGAATATATTATAAATCTATGTAATCTTCTTTAATGTTTAAAAAAGATTCTACACCAAATTCATCACTCACGCATCGGCCAGCGAGCCGTTCCAAAATTATTTATACAGATTCTATATCAAACCAGCTAAAAGCAAAGGTTAAATCACAAGTTAAATAACTTGTATCAGTTTCTTGCTGGCTATATTCTAGTGAACCTATACTAATTGGGAAAGATTCATACATTGTTATCTTAGCAGCAGGATTATTCTTACTATTAAGAATCGTTACTAAGATATCGCTGTACAAATCCCTATCACCATCCTGATACTCAACCCCAACTTCGTTAACTTTAGTAACACTTCTAGTTATATTATCAGGCCGTTCTAATTTATTAAATTGCTTATGACGGGATGGAAAACCAATATTTTTCAACCACTCATACATTTCAATATAATTTTGATACTTCTCATCTACCAAAAATGAAGCACTAAAAGTATCATACTGAAGCTTATCTCCAACCAAAGGCATATCTACAAAAGGTGTCGCCTGATTTGCCTGTCCTAAACTAACTCCGGGTATATTAACCCTAGTGCAAAAATATTCAGTAGTTGGGAAAATAGGCAAGAATAATTTAAATTGATTACTCTGTGCATAATCAAGCACATCAGGCTGCCTCTGTAAGGGATTTATTTTACCCATTTATTTTATACCACCGCAGTTGTTGAACCGGTACCAATCTCTAGAATGATGGTGTAATTTGATGCTGTTCCTTTAGCAATAGTAAGATCACCTATTGGTGTGCCAGCGTTATTAGCAATCACAGGAGGATTTTGTGTAAAATTCCAATTGCCATTGCCTGATAATCTGCATGCTACAGCGTCTGCTGTTCCTTTCCAAGTTATGGTAATATCACCACTTGCCATAGTCCACATAATACGTCTAATGGTAGCTGTACCATCTTCAGGTATGTTTGTTGCTGAATCTGAAGCATCAATTGTTGTTGTATCAGCACTATTACCTTCAATCTTTATAATGTAGCTGCTTTGCTTTCTGTTTTTTAAAACTTGTGTTGTAGTTGCCATTTCAATTTCTCCTTTTAGTACCCGTAGAGCTCATCATACGGAAAAATACTATTTGTTCTTTACTATTTATGACACCAACTACATACAACCTTATGAAAATCATACATCTCCATCATTTTTTCAGCTTGTCTTTGAGCTATTTTCCTTTCATGTTCATTATCATTAGAATCTATATCAGCTCGAGCTAATGCTGACTTAACCTTTCTTACATTAGGATCAGTATAATTAACTTCTTCTAAAGACCTCCACATTCGCTTAGATTCTTTAGATGGGAAATATAATTCTAAACATTCTCCACATATGTATTGATCTTTAAACTTGTACAATTTATCTAATCCCGATTGGTACAGAATTGGTTTCCCAGGTGGCCAGCCTTGGAGCAATAGCCAAAAAAAACTCCGGCCGAAGCCGGAGTTGAAATAAGGTTACCCTTAATTTTATTTTTGGTTATAAAGCAACCTATACTTCTTACATCAAGTTGGTTATCTGGACTCGTCTGTAGTAAACATTAGAGTTCCGATCACCAGGACCGTCTTTCTGAGCGGTGGACTGTGCGAAAGGATTAACCTGCATTCCGTATCTGGTTTTAAAGCCAATCTTGGGCTGGAAGCTG